CAGCTACAGAATCATCATTCATGACATTCAAGAAAAAAACAGTCATGAAATTTAAAGAAGTTGATAAGTCCCGTAGAATTGTTATGGGGTATTTCATGGTGGCAGATATGGAGATTGACCGTTACGACCAAGAGAAAGGAGCGTATCAAGTTAAATTTGAAAAGTCAGCTATAGATACTATTGTGGAAAATTGGGCTATAAACGGGCTAAACAGAAACCTAAACGAAGACCATAAAACAAATGACTTTGCACAAGGTGTTTATGTATTATCTCATTTTCAAGTTGATAGCACACTAGGTATAAACGCCCCTACTGGATTCAAACAAGAAGCAGACGGTTCATGGTTTGGGATTGTCAAATGTTTAAACGAAGAAATTTACCAGAAATGTATAGACGGAACTTACAACGGTTTCAGCGTGGAATCTGTTTTTGTAGAGAATAAATTTGCAAAATTAGACGCCTTCTTAAAAACTCTAAAAGTTACCACTTAATACTTTTTCCCGTTTATAATTAAATAATAGATAAATCATGAGTTTATTCAAAGATACATTAGAACATTTAAACGCATACTTCACATCTGAGAAGATGCCAATTAAGGCAATTGAAATAGAAGAGCCTAGAACTCCAGCAGCTTTATTAGCTTTTACAGCAGATAGAGAAAATGCAGAGGTAACACTAGAAAAGTTTGAAGATTTAACACTTGTTGACGGTGTTACAATGATAACAGTTGAGCCAGCCGTAGAGGTGGGTGCTGCTATTGTGGTTGTAACTGAAGAGGGTATTATCCCAGCACCAGTTAACACAGAGTATGAATTAGCAGACGGTAGAGTTATCATGGTAGGAGATACTGAAGGGATGATTTCGGAAGTTAAAGAAGTTGCCGCAGAAGGTGACGAAGAAGGAACTCCAGCAGTTGAAGAAGATATGGGAGATGTTAACGAGAAAGTAAAAAGATTAATTGAAAGAGTAGAGAAAGTAAAAGAGTTTACTTCTGAAAAAGAAGCAGCTTTAGCAAAAGAGAATACTTTTCTACACGAAGAAATTGAGTTACTTAAAGACAAAAACCTAGAGCAAGAGAAGGCTTTAGAAGAGTTTAAGAAAGTAGTTCATGATACTTTTAAAGTTGTTTTAGGACAACCGGAAAAAGAGCCAACAGTTAAAGTAAAGAATCCTATGGCAAAGGAAGAAAAAACAAATATGTTCCATTCGGTTGGAATAACTAAAAACTAAAAATTATGGCGGCAAATCCCGTAGTAAGCGCATTAGCGACATATATAGAAGATAGAGATTTTCCATTAGTTGCAGCGATACAGTACAATCCAGAAATGACGGCTTCAATGGCCACGGTTCAATCTGGTATTAAAGGAAGTTCTAAGTTGCATTTCATGGCAACAGATGTAAACTTTTTAGATGGAGATAATTGTGATAGAGGTACTCCAACGGATGCATCTACTTTCATAGATAAAACAATCACAGTAGCGGATATGACTATTGCTGAGAATTGGTGTTTAAACATTTTGAAAAACAAATGGACTCAAATCTTAATGCAAAAAGGAACTCTAGCAGGGAAGCAAATGCTACCTGAAGAGATTGCTTCTGTTTATTGGGAAGAGATAAACACATTATTTGCTCAAGCATTAGATGCAGCAGATTGGCAAGGTGATACAACAAGTGTAACAGGAAACCTAAACAAGTATGATGGTTGGATTAAATATGTAGATGCAGGAACTCAGGTAAACGGTAATACAGGTTCTTTAACCGCTATTATTACATCAAACATTTTAGCAGCTTTAGACGCAATGTTTTTAGCTATTCCGGTTAACATTAGACGTAAGCCAGACCTTACATTATTCATTCCTATTGAATGGCATGATTTGTATGTAGTTGCGCTTAAAAATGCTAACTTATTTCACTACTCATCTGATGAGAATGAAACGAAATTATATGGAACTTCTATTACTTTGAAACCTACTTGGGGACTTGTTGGAACGGATAGAATGTTTTTAACTTATGGTTCTAACTTAGTGTTAGGAGTTGACGGAGAAAACGATACAGAGTTTAGACAAAGATTAGACCCTGTTTCTGAGAAGTTAATTTTTGTAGATGCAGACTTTACAAGAGGAACACAAATCCAATTCGTTGGGGATGTAGTTGAATTTAGATTGGTAACAGCATCATAAAATAATTATTAAGGGGGTGCGATTCCCCCTTTATTTAAACTTAAAAAATTATGAGTTGTGTATTAAATGCGGGTATTGATTTTTCATGTGATGATGGATCGGGTGGTGTAAAACAAGCGAGTATATTAATTGCTCAGTTTGATACTATTTCAGCTTACACAGATGCAGCGGGAGAAATTACAGGACTAACGCAAGACGCAGGTACTTACTTTTATAGATATAGAGTTAAGCCAGACAACGCAGACTTCTTATCCACACATACGGTTTCAGATGGAAACGGTACTCAGTACTGGGAATCTGTTATCAATATGCAGTTGATTAAGATGTCTAAAGAGAAAAGTGTATTAATGAAATTACTAGCTTCTAAGAGAACGGTAATTATTATGCAAGACTTAAATGACGTTTGGCATTGTTTCGGTATTGAGAGAGGTTGTGAGAAGATGGGTGGAACTAACACGGCAGGTTCTGGAAAAGTAATGGGAGATTTAAACGGTTATGTTTTAGGTTTCACATCTAAAGAAAAGAACTTGTATGAGGTTGATTCGAGTACAATGGCAGGATTATCTATCTCGGTAGACGTATCTTAATAAAATAAATTAATAACTAAAACCAAGCGGGGTGGGTTTCAATCCTCACCCCGTTTTTTGTATTATGCTAAGAAGAGAATTAATAGGAACATCAATGACTTTTATCGCTCCAAATGGAGTTCCAATGAAGTTAACGATTAACGACCAAGACATCAAGCTATATAAGAAATTAGGTTTAGATGTATTCCATAAGATTAAAGCAAAAGAATTAGTACCTTTAAAACCAGAGAATATGAAATGGCATGACCTCAGGGCTTATGCTAAAAAGATGGGTGTTGAGGGGTCTAATAAAAAAGAGATTATAGATGCAATTGCAGAAGCTAACAAATAATACAAATGTAGCTTTAACGCTCCAGGAGAAAGTAACATTAACTACTCCATATTTTTTGTTTGTTTTTCAAAACGATACAAGTTTAGTAAAGTACTATCAAATATTTACAGATGTAAGTGTAGCTGGTTCGGCTAGAAATAGGGCTAATTTATTTGATATTGAAGTAGTGGCTAGTGGTGCTGGAGCGGAGCAGATTGTTTTAGGTAATGTAGGGCAGTATAATTATACTATATATGAGTAAACCTCAGATAGTAATTTAGACCCAACACTAGCAACGGGAATAGTAGAGAGAGGTAGAATGAGATTATTTGACAGTCAAGCATCTATTTATATTGAGCATGACATAGATGTAAATTATATAATACATGAGCAATAACATATTTTTATATAAGGGTGGTAAGCTAACCCAGTTCGGTTCTGAAAAATTGCCTGAAAGTCAAGTTAAGAATAATATTGATTGGGTAATATATGGAACTAAGGAAGATTGGGTAAACCGTCAACCTCAGTATTATGATTATTTATCTAAGACGTCACCTAAGAACACGGCTATTTTAAAGACAAAGAATAGGCAAGTTTACGGGAAAGGGCTAGAGATATTTGATACAGCGTTTATAGATACTCAGGATAAAATTAAGTTACAGACATTTATTAAGTTAACAAAAAATTCAAGGGTAACTCAAAGAATCATATCCGACAGAAACAAATATAACGGCTTTGCGGTTGAGGTTATTTTTGATAAGGCGGGAGAAATAATAATGCCACATCATGTTCCTTTTGAAGATGTAAGAGTTAGTAAAAAGGTTTACAATAAAGATAACGAATTAGAGCCAACTAAATATTATTATACTTCAGATTGGAGTTTAGGAGTTGCCAAAATTAAAATGGCTCCAGACTTTACAGAGTTTGAGGAGTGGGATTGGGACGCAGAGAAATACGACAAAGAAAAAAGGTACTTAATTTACTATAAAGGGGAAGATTATATACAAGAATACTATCCACTTCCTGACTATCTGGGCGGTGTTCCTTATATCTCAGCAGATACAGAGGTGGCTAACTTTGTAGAAAACAATGTAAAGAACGGATTTACTGGTGGGTATTTGGTTAACTTTTATAATGGTGAGCCAGATGATGACCAAAAG